GACATATTTTAAATTTGGATAAGTGTCAAACTCTTGAACACCTAGATCTATTTGCCCTCTAAACCACATCTTTATTCCTTTTCATTTGATCTATGCATTGCTTTAGTTAGCCCATATTTTCTTAAGTCTCCAGAAAATAATGTAAGCTCAACGGCTTTTTTTTCGTTTGTTACTATAATTGACCTAGGAGTTATGTAATACGGACAGTCTATAAATTTATCGAGAAATATAATAACTTGAGTAGTAAGTGGAACATCTCGCGGATAAGGAATATCATATGTGGCTAGGTCTATTTGATTAACAATATCAAAACCTAAGTCAGTTAATCGTAACCCACTTGCGCCTTTGTTTCTAGTGTTCTTCCACCATAGCGGCATAAATTCTTTAACTGTAACTTCATTTACACTTTTACCTTGTTCTTTTAAGAATAGCTTAGTGTAAGTTTCTTTCCAGTTCATCTACTCATCTTCTATAACTACTTCGCCGTCTGTAAGTTTATATACTGCAAACTCGGCACTGGAAAACATATCGTTTAGTTTTTTAGCTAAGTTATGAGCGTGTCCGGGATTTGAAAATGAAACTTTTTTATATTTTGGACCTGGATAGTTAGTAAGCATATTCGCACTTTTTAAGTTAAACGGTCTATCTTGATAAAATACTGCCCAAATAGCGTCAGCTTCTAATACTTGGTCTGACTTGTAATTATCATTATTAATGTGTTCTAATATTACGGTTGGTTTTGGCCTGCTCATATGCGTATCCTTTTATATTAACTACGCATATATTTATCTCTTTTACGTTAAGTACACACTTATTTCCAACCTACACCACCATCGAGGTTAATTTCTATTTGTTCGTCTGATTGACTACTTTGTGATACTAGTTTTTCTAAGTCGCCTTCTAGCCTACTCATTACAATACCTAGTGTAAACGCTAAGTTTTTTGCAGTTGCTATGTCTAACTTAACTTCTCTAGCTTGGCTAGCTTCTGCACTCTTTACTTGTTGTATAAACAGTTGTAATGGAATTGTGTTTAGTGGTTCAACGGTTTGCAATTGATAACTCCGATCTCATTTCTACGTCAGATTTAAACGGACCTTTAGACTGGTAGCGTTCTAGTGTAACTAGTTTAGGGCAAAAACTTTTAACCCACCCTTTGTCAAAATGGATAATATAATATCCTGCACAGTACAAGCTATTAGATTTTGCTGATTTAGTAAAAAGCGGAAGCTTGCGTTTAACATCGTACATAGTATTATAGGGTGTAACACTAGTAGGATAGTTATGTACAATTTTTTCTGATGATGTTATTGTTTTTGGAACATCATCATCCCAATGGATAGTACCTAGCTTTTTACTAATTTGTTTGGTATCGTCAAAGAAACAAGTTTCGTTATTACAGGAGTACAGGTATCGGTCGTCGTTGTAACTAAGTGTTCCAACCTTTTCTCCTTTGTTTTCTACAATCCAAAATTTGTTTTTTAAAACAGTGTTTGCTGTTATTGTCATACTGGGTACCTCGCTTGTAATGCCGGAGCATAGTAGGAAGCTTGATCTGCAATGCGTTGCATATCCCACTTTGCACAGAACTTCATAAGACGCAAGCCTACTTGATTAATATCTTTAGGTGTCATTGCATCTTCTACTACATCATTAATAATACTTCTAATGTTGCTAGGTTGTGCAGTTAAATCGCACAACACAACATTACGCTGATAGTCTTCTAGTACACGATGTTCAACGCCTTCATGATCAGTCCAACGCTGTAGCATCATGTTATTCCAGTTGTAGCCTTTAGTGTCTTTATCATCGTATGCTTCAAGAAGTCCTACTTTATTCTTAGTGCCTTTTTTACGTACACCCGGATATGCACTAAACACATTGTCACTAGTGTCACCACGCATACACTTTTCAAATAGCATATAGTCAGGTAACGGAGCAGGCTTTATTTCTTTAGTTTTCTTATCAACAACAGGCTCACCTTTGTCTGTATAATAGCCTTCGTGTGTAATAGTTACATTAGCAACACCGTTGTATTGTTTACAGTTAGGAGCAATTAGTTGTGCAAAGTCACCATCTGTGCTAATAATAACATGATTGTCATTAGGATGTGCTTGTACCCAACCTGCAATAAGATCATCTGCTTCTAACTGCTTGTGTTGCATAACAGTACAGTTAGTCTTTTCTGTAACAAAGTTCTTAAACTCATCAAAGATTTCCCAAAACGCTGTATCTTCTTCTGCTTCTTTAACAGTAAGAGCATCACGAGCAACCTGCCTATTCCGCTTGTAAGGCTCGTAATAGTCCTTGCGCCAGCTACGGCCTTCTAAACAAAACACAACATGATCAGCATCAAAGTCTTGCCATGCTTTCTTAATGCTGTTAAGAGTAATGTGTAGTGCCATGCCTACTTTAGTATCAAGGTCACCGCGAACAACATGCCTAGCACGAAAGAAAGTATTAGCAGTGTCAACTAGTACGTATGTACTCATAAGGTCATTCCTTTATTAAATTATAGTTTATTATAACATTTTAATTGCAGTCTGTCAACCTATTAAATATGTCGTCTGTCATAAATGGCAATGATGCGGGTATAGCACATCCATAATACGGAGGTTGAGATATGTATAGATCAAATGCTAAACTTACTCTTGGAGTGTCTTCATTCCACGTTTCAACCCAATGTGCAACCCAGTTTGGAAATATTGTTAATCCGCCTTTGACGTTTGGAAATGAATTAGTCATATCGAAGTGTGAATAAAATGTTTGACTTGATGGGTAACTATCAAGATGCATGTTAGCACTTAAATATGATACTTCAGTAGTTCCATGTCTGTGTATGCTTATACTTTCACCTTTACGTAAGATGTTAAACCAACAAATAATATCTAGAAGCCGATAAGGCTGAGTGTTGTCAGCGTCAACAAATTCTAAATAAGAGTATTGAAGAAATTCAAATAATTCACCAATTTCAGGACATTCATTAACAAACATAGGATCAAAAAGATTATATCGACCATAACGTGTAGTTACAGAGTCAGCACTCAATCCTGTTCCTGCATTATTTATTACATCTAACGTTAGTATATAATCTTCTTTGTCTAGCATATACTGTCTTATAGTGTCAACCTTTTCAGGTTGGTTCCATTGTGTTAATCCGAAGCTAATGTTCCACACGGGTGTATAAGGACTCATTGGATGTAAACTTTGCATTTTTTGTATTTGCATTATGATACTTCAGACTTTCCATCAGCTTTAGGAACAATTTTAATATGTCCCATGTCTCTATCAATGTCTTCACCGTCATCTTCTAGCATCTGTACAACAATGCTTTTAAACCAAGAGTCAACAATAGCTTCTGCACTTTCCCCGGCATATCCTGCATCAAGTAATTCTTCAATAAATTGGTTATTCCAATCTAGTTCAAAGAATCCGTTTTTAATGTTATCAGGATTAACTTGGGTATCAAGTACAGCTACCCAAGCTTTACCTGCTTTAGTAGCTTCGTCTTTTTCTTTATCAAGTACAGCTCTTCTCTGCGCTTCTTGTGTAGGCGCAACTTCTTCTAATATTTGCTTTTTCGTAAATGTTTTGTTTACAAAGTTTGCAAACCAATTTTCTTTCTTTTTATCTTTTTTCACATCAATCTCCTAATTCGGTTAACTAAGTCTTCATCAATAGGCGCCTTCATGGCCTTTTCGTGTTGTTCGTTTTCATATTCTCTACGTACCCCATGCATTTCCGAATAAGGATATATGGAGCCTTGGGGTGAATCGCCAGCCTCTTTCCATGCAGGCTTCCGCCACTTCTTTAACATTGAGATTGTATTCTTCGGAACGTCCTCCAAGCGGCATAAGATATACCGGACACTCGAGCCCGGCGCTCCTGTACTCACTAACAGCTCTTTCAACTTCATCAAAATCATCTTCACTAGCGACAACAAACTTAAGATAAATGTCACTACCATCAACGTTGCTATACTGACTAGCAATATCAGGCTTAATAGCAGTATCCCAAGGTTCTCCACTAACGCTAAGTTTTGGGGAACAACTCCAAGTGACTTCAAATCTGCTTTGATTGCTGAGATAGCTGACAAAATCGTCTTTAAGAAATTGCGTAGTATTTGTTTCAAATGTAACATTTTTTAAATCCTGCATACGTGGATGTTCGAATAGCTCAATATAAAGCCGTTGCCACGCTAACAACGGTTCTCCGCCTGTCATAATCAAGTGAATATCTTGACCATTATTCATTGTCCACTTACCTTCTGGAGTAAGTGAAAGTAAATGTTCTACAACTTCGTCAACAGTTGCTTGTTTATTAAAGTGTTTAAACTCTGGATAGATACTTGCATATGTATCACAACCAGTATGAATAATAGGTAAGTCGTTAAATTCTTTAGTTGTTTTGTGTACATCCTTTGCAATTAAATCTGCAACTTCAGGATTATGTTTAATTCCGTCTGCATGTAATTCTGTACGGTTGCGCTTTTCGTCTGTACCAAAGTTCATGCAACGAAAGTTACAACCAAAGGTACGCAGGAATACACTAGGTACTCCTACAAACTTGCCTTCGCCTTGTACGCTATAAAACGCTTCACTATAACGTAGTTTCATCGTGCAAACTCCTGTTG